CTGCCTCGCGGCAGTGATCAAGTGCGTCAGATATGCGTCCCATGTGGTTGAGGCAATCGAAAGATTAGCTTTGGTCATTGTCAGGATTTCCGCGTCTGTCATAGGTCTGCCCCTTTCTGACCGGCTCAGGATGTCACAGTCACATTGCAGACCGCAGACGCAGACCCGGCAGTAGCAGTGATGACCGCATCGCCGGCGGCCACACCGGTCACCTTACCATTAGAAACGGTTGCCTTCGCAGCTGCAGAAGTCGTCCAGGTCACTTCCGCATCGATCGGGATGCCCGCTGCGAGTACGGTCGCCTTAAGGTCAATAGATTTGGATGCCTGTACAGTCGCAGCAGCCTTGTTCAGGATCACTGCGTCCGGAGTATTGGCATTGTCTGCAGCAAAATCCATATCCGCATCAGGAGTTGTTCCGTTCACGCCGATCGCAGCAAAGGCTTCTGCGATCACCGGCTGACCGTCATATCTGGCAGTACCTTTGAATGCGGTCTGATCCTGCAGGAAGAACGCATGCTCGGACTGGGCAAATTTCTTCCCTGCTCTTTCAGCAAGCAGGTAATTATCGAAATGTCCAACAACGATAACGTAGTTCGGGATGAAGTCCAGAACCTCGACGGTACCGCCGATAACCGGCATGGTGTTCTCGAAACCGGACACGATCGCGCCGCTAGCATTGATGTTCATAGCCTGGCTGACCAGATAGTTCTTAGTGGTCTTATTCATGAGCCAGACGAGCCCGTCCTTGGAGTACTTATCAGAGATCACGCCGGAATCGAGCAGGATCGTCTGGAACAGGTTCACACCGGTGACAGAGTTTGCGATTGTAAGGATGTGAGTAGAATGATAATCCACCCACGGCCTTGCAGTTGCGGGATATCCGGACGGCTGAGAAGTCTGCGCAAGCCTGGAAACGACACCAAGAGGCATTTTGCTGTTTCCGGCAGTATTGCGGCCATACAGGATTGCTTTATCAAGGGCATAGCCGATGCCCTGGCCAACTGCGGTCAGGATCTCGCCAGCGAGTTCGATATCAGAATCTTCCAGAGTCGCATTACAGACCTTGAAATAGCCGCCAACCTTGAAGCAGTCGACCTCAATGTCATTGAAGCCGATAGACATCTCATTGAGAGTTGCGCAGCACTCTGTCCAGATGGCTTCCGCCACACCACCGGAAATGATCTCACGGCCGGTCCCGGAGATGTGTTTCAGTAATACATATTTGATCAGTTTGGAATAGTTTTCAATGTTCTCGCGCAGCAAGCCCAGGAACACTCCCGGGATCATCAGGCCGACATTTGTCAGTTCCCTCTTCTCCGCAATATGGGCGCGGATCTCACCGAGCCATGCCTTTACATCATCTCTTTCGAACATTGCTGCCCTCTGCTCAGGATTCATGGCAGCGAAAATTTTGCTTCTGGTCACCATAACAGGTTTCCTGTCCCTTTCCTCCGGCTTGTTCTCCGGATCTGTATTCTGTGCGGCCTCCTCTTTCCCCAGTTCCTTTTCCAGGTCTTCGATCTGCCGCTCCAGTTTGCCTTTTTCTTCTTCGTGTTCCTGTTTTTCTGCGTCAAAGCTGTCGATCGCTTCCTCGACTGCGCTTCTCTCCTCATCGGTGCCGGCCTCTTCGATGCTTTTCTCCAGATCTGCCTCACGGGTCTGGAACTCCGCATCTTTGGCCCTCAGCGCGTCAAGTGCCTTGGTAGCATCATTCAGCTTCTTCCGCAGCATCAGCACTTTTAATGCCATCTTTTAACCTCGCTTTCATTCTGTGTCTCCACGCTTCAGCCTTACGGTTTTCCATATCTTCAAGTTCCTTCATACGCGCTTCAATGTGGGTTGCCTCGTAGGCCGGGAAGACCACCGGAGAGACTTCATACAAGGGGTTTACCTTTGTGATCGTCCAGTGAACAGAACCGTCAGAGTTTACCCTGACGTCCTGACCGCCTTCCGGTATATCAAATCCGAAACTACAGCCACTCACGTCGCCCCGCGCAATCCGCTGATATGCGTCCATTGCCTGCGTGTCTTTGGGGTTAATCATGATACTTCCCCACAATCCAACATCTGTATCGCGAAGCGTCAGAGTTCCGGCGCTCGTTCGCCCGAGTACAATGTCACTGTTGTGGTTATATAAAGCACGCACGTCCCCAGCGATAGCATCCGTCAGCGCACCACGGGCAATACTTTCGGTAGCATTGTCCGCTACGTGATAGATGTCATCGTATCTAACAAAATACCCCTCAATTATCGGGTTGTTGTTTTCGTCAGAACGTGTCGTGACTTCATCTAGTTTAAAAAATCTCTGTTCCATGTTGTTTACTCCTGTATCAGTTTTTTCTGTTTGCCACTGTCCTCGTAAGGAATGTAGTTCTCCAGGATCTTGTATTCTTTCAATCCAGCGGGTGAAAGATGGAGCCGTGTTCGCCACTCATCGCCACAGACATATCCGCGGTCGGATCCGGCGAGCAGGACGCTCGAAACGGTCTGCAGGTCGTAGTCAATCAGCGACCAGATGTTGAACTGCAGATACCAGTTCGGATTTATGATCAGCTTCTTAGTCATCTCCATCGCGATTGACTTCGCGATCGTCATGACCGTGCCCTGGATGAAAGCATTCCACTCTTCGCGGTCATACTCACCTACGCCCACGACGAAGGCCGGCACGCCCAGGATCGCGGCAACGGCTTTTTTGTCCAGCTGGACCGTATCATTGATTGCCAGATCCGCAAGCGTAAGGGGCTTGACCTGCTCCACGGAGAACTGCTCCGCGGGGATAAGCCAGGGCTCCCCGTTCCGGGCCGGCTTCATGTAGCTGTCGATCAGCTTTTGCCTACCCTCCGGAGAAGAAAACTCATCCGTCAGGGCATCAACCTTCACGATGATGGAGGGCTTATACTCGGACCGCATGAACGCCTTTTCCGTGTGTGCTGCCTGTTTCAGGTTGTCGGCGATGTCTTTCAGGGAGACGTTAACGCCCTGGCCCTTCCACAGGTACTGCGGATCAGGATTGTACACAAAGTGCAGCAGGCTCTCCGGCTTTTTGGCCACTCCGTCGATCAGAACTTTATAGTCTCTGTATCCGACCGGAAGGAAGGACACGCGGCTCGCGCTGATCGGCTCCAGGGACTGCAGCAGCCCGTTCCAGGTATGCGGCACAACAATGCTGTTCCCCCTGCCATACAGCAGCAGGTTCATGACGATGGCTTCCATCCATGTGGAGCGCGTCATGTTCGGCATCGGATTGATGTCAATGGCACGGCTCAGCTCGTTGACAATCCTCTTGTCCCCGTCTTCGGTGTTGTTCATCAGGTAGATGGTGGTCGCGCCGATCAGGGAGGCGATCTTCCTGCAGGCAGTCATAACCTCGGGGTTCTTGTCCAGGGAAGTGTACCCCTGCGTGCAGAGCGTCTGATAGGCTTCGTCACTGGTCAGCCAGTACACCTGTGACTGACTGGTGCTGTCTCTCTTTTTCTTGAAAAATGGAAATTTCATGTCACTCTCCAAACCACTTTCTGGCTTTTTTCTGCTTCTCCTGACTGTCCATCATCGCCACACAGGCGAATACGGACGCGTCAAACAGATCTATTCTGTGTTCTGGCGCTATCTTCTCGTACTGGATCGCGTCATCGGTCTTCTCGATTGCCCGGACATTCGACACACAGTACTCGTAAGCCTCGGAGTGCAGATAATACAGCTTGCCATCCTTGGCCGCCTTCTCGACATGCCGGAAGCCTTGTGATTTTATGTAAAAGTACTGCGGGATGTCTTTGATGGCGAAGTGGGCTGCCTTCATTTCCGGGAAGTACTCTTCACCGGCGAACTTCCGGTCGTGCCCCACCAGTTTGATCTTGAACCCCGCTGCACGCATCTTTTTGAACCAGTTGACCACGTCGCTGATATTGACGGTCGGGCTGTTGCAAAGAGTCAGCCATCCGTCATCTGCCCATCCGTACAGAGGGATCTGATCCGCGTCCGCTTTTCTGGCTGCCATGACCACCGGGAAGAAAGCGTGTGTGATCACAATGTCGATACCCTGATATTGCCCATACAGAGCAGCTGCGGTCAGGTCATACATCCGCGACAGATCCGCGCCGCCGTACCAGTCGATCGGCAGCTTCGCCAGATCTTCCAGCGTCCAGTCGAAAGCACTGTCCGACCGCTTGAACTCATCGATGTCGAACCACGCCCTCATCGCGTTGGTGAAGACGTTCAGCGACTTCGCGAAGAAATCCTTCCTCTGCTGCGGGTCGTTCTGGGCCTGCAGGGCGTCGTTCATGATCTCTTCCGGCCTGATCGTGACGCCGTAGGCCGGGTTTGCCATCTCGTGTACGATCGGGTTTGTGTAGTCGATGTTGCCGTTCTCGTCCGGGTTCGCGCAGGCCATGAACACGAAGTACTGCTCGTCTTTGACGGTGCCCTGCAGGATCTTCCGGCAGTACTCCAGACGCTTCCCGAGAAACCCCTGCTGATTATCACCTGCTGTCGAGATCCCGATCAGCAGCTTGTTCGTGTATGCTTTCATGGCCTCCTTGAACAGGTTGTACTGCTTCGGGACCTTGAAAGCGTGGATCTCGTCCGCGATCGCGATGTTGCAGTTCAACGAGTCCTGGGCGTCAGGGTTAGCCGCCAGCGCACGGATGAAGAAGGATCCGTCCGACAGCTCCGCGGTCAGTGAATGCTCGTTGTTGTTGTCGATTATCTTTACGTGACCGCCGTCTTTCTGATCCTCACCCATGTGCCGGATGTTATAGGACAAAAAGTTAAAAGATTCGAGCGACTGCATGAGGGCCGCTGCGGTGATATAAGTTTTGGCTCCTGACTTCCTGTACCACAAGGACAAGGCCCAGGCCAACGAGGCGGCAAAGGAGGTTTTCACATTTTTTCTGGGCAGAAAAATAAGGGCCTCGTGGAACCTTACGATCCCGGTACCCTTATGTACAAACCCGACTAAATTGTAGATGATGTATTTGTGAAACGGCAGCAGCTTGAACGGCTTGCCCCGCAGCGGGGTGCCGTCGATCATCTCACCCTGCTGGTGGCAGATCGTCCCTTCGATGATGCCGATCACAAACTCAGGGGCTTTGTGGTCTATCTCATAAGCGGGATTTTCGAGATCCCGGAAGAAACGTTCAACGCCCTGGATCTGTTCCAGGTTCGCGACCTTCTTTCCGGATCTGATACTCTCGGCATAGGATAAGACCTCTTTCCATGCGTTAGCCATTCAAGGTGGCCAGTGCCTTCTCGAGCGGAGTCTGCTTGTTCTCAGCCTTTAAGCTGCTTTCGTTGATACGCTTCAACCCGGCAGGGGTCAGCCCCAAATCCCGCCAGTAGGCAAGCGCGTCTCGGTTATAATCGTTGATCAGCCGGATGACCGGGTTCTGCTCGATGTTCGTTGCCCCGCTTTTGTTCGTATGTTCGACCGTGAGGTTGCCGTCATAGTCCGCGAGTGCCTGATCCCGGCGTTCCAGGATGCCGGCGAGCGTGTCTATGACTGCATCAAAACACGGTTTATAAGTTCCTGCGTCCTTGCAGGCACGTTTTATCTTAGATTTCCATCGTTTTTGATCCATACCTGCTATCCCCAGCGCGTGAAAGTGTGTCAGAGTTGGAAAAACCCCCGGCGTCCAGTACAGCTATTTTTAGGTCTGATTTTCCGACCCGGGGGGATTACCACGGCATCACGCTCATAGTTTGTATTTATCCGGTACTGCGATACCGTTCTTTCTAGCGGTCCGTCTCAGCAGATCCCGCCCTGCTTCCGTCAGCTCGTCGGTTGTCCGATCATGCAGCTTGTTGTGGTTTGCCTTGGTCAGGCTGATCAGGTTCCAGTCGCTCAGCCGGTACTCCGGAAACTCAGCTCTCGGGAAAATGTGATGCACGACCTCGGCCTCCTCCATCCTCCCCATCCTTCTTGCCATCTGGCACATATATCCATCCCGTCTCAGGATCGCAGCGCGTTTGCGCTTCCACTTTTCAGACATCAAGAAGTTTTCCATGGCATTACAAAAGGGACGCTTTTACGCGTCCCTAGGGAGAAAGGAGGATATGATGAAACAGCAAGCAGTATATTAACAGTGCATAGCACCATTAACCAAATTAAATATCAAACATTGCATCGTCTCCAGTTTTCTTTCGACGTCTTTTGTGTCTGGCAGTTTCTCTTTTCGAGTACCAATCCGGCAGCAGGCCATAGTTCTCTCTTCTGAGTTTCTGCTTTTCGTTTCTTACCGCAATGATTGCATCTCTTAATCTTTTGGCGTTCTGGTCCAGATAGCTAGTATTGATTCTGACTATCTCCCAATCTTCGCCCAGAATGTTACGCATTTCTATGTCGCGTTGATTGTCCCGGTAAAGTTCGTGCCGGTCCCCGTCAATTTCAAGAATGACTTTCAAATCCGGGATGTAAAAGTCAGCCCTATATTGCCCGATCTTATATTGCATGGTTACCGGGATCATGTCATGAACAAGAACAATCGCTGCCAGCATTTCATAAGAACTGTCGAACTTTTCCGGAAACTCTTGCACATACTCTTCCATCTGGTCGATTATGTCCTTGTAATCCTCAATATCAACATTCTGTTTTTCAAAAATCCGAACAGCTCGTTCCAACATCAACGATTTTTTCAAGTAAACATATCGGTCTTTTTTCTCCGACAGCTCCGCAACTCGTTTCTTGTAACACTCATCGCAATACAATCGTCCTTTAGGTTCTGTAAAGATCCCTTCCCGGACATGACTAAAAGATTTTTCTGTGTCAGCTCCACAAAGCCAACATTTCCCCATCAGCGCATCACGCTCCTTCCGTCTGACCCTTCGGGTCAGTATAATTATAAAAAATTTTACGAGTGACATTCAAGGACATCTTTTCCGAACAGCGCCAGTGCATGGCCGTGCAGCCGGATCACGTGCCGCCTGGAGTATCCCAGGTTGACGGCGATCTGCTCCCAGGAGTAGAGTGAGACATATCTCTGGTACAAGATGTCCCGCGCTGTCTGGTCAGAGACCAGCTCGATCTGCCGGCGAATTGCGTCCTTCCGGTCGATCAGCTCGTCCATCTCCTCCAGGATCGTGCGCTCGATCATGTCGACCTTTGCGATCAGGCGAAGCATCGTATCTCCCTGGACCGATGACTGCACCTTGTCGCGGTTGTAGTCAGTGGTTGACTTGACGGAATACAGGTCTGCGCGGATCTCCTCCCGTGTGGCCTGCAGCCTCTTTATCCGCCTGTCCAGATAGTATATCCCTTGCAAATACTCTTTGACTTCCTTAGCTGTCATCATTCAACCCCTCTATGATGTACGGTTTTCCCTCTGCTGTTAACAGTGGCACAGCTGCCGTTCCCGGCCTGATCAGATAGCAAACGCCTGTCTGACGGTGTCTCAGGATGATGTACTGTGTCCGTGTGCCCAGGCCGTTGGCTACCATCTCCATCCACCGCTCTCCGTCCTCGGTAGTCTGCTGGTGCTCACATCCGGCAAGCATGGCGGCGATCAGGATCGCGACCAGTAGCTTTTTCATCTGCTCACCGACCCTTCCGCAAAACTGCAATAGCTTTCTGGTTTCGGATATCCAAGACCCTCCTCACTGTAGCAGTAGCCTTCCCCGTCAAAGTATCGGCAGTTCCGGCAGCGTATCAGAACACCACGATTGTCGGAATATGTGAAGTCCGCTCCGTCTGTTATATAGTCAATTATCATTTCCACGTGCTGAGATTTTTCATTAATCATTCCTTCTCACCTTCCTTTTTCATCAGCCCCATCACAAATCCTCTTGTCCAATCCCCGACCTTTGACAAGGCACTAAAAATCAAATACCCTATGCCAATCAGGAGCAGAAGATACCACGCGACAAAGCAAACCACCATGGCTTCTATTTCGTTTCCCTCAACCTCTCTGGGATCGATAAGACCTAAACACACATACGTGATCACACCGCACAGCGTCCAAACTATTAGAATGATGGCCACGATCACTCCTTCTCACCTTCCTTCCGCATATCCGCGCCGCAGTGACAGAATGGATAATTTTTCGTTACCGTGTTTTTACCATCAGTGACATTTACCAACATTCTTCCGCATACCGAACATACATAGCTATGATTGGTATTGGTGAGTTCAATCCACTCGCCCTTCTTCCGCTCCGGCTCAACAGTCGGCTGATCGTCAATATCTTTGCAAAACTGTTCTGTAACAGCTTCCGCCCATTCTCCATTGTCGGGATAACAGCCCCTCGTTTCTTCAAGTGCCTTCCACATATACTCTTTAAATGCGTCAGCGTCTATCAATCTCATTCTTTCGCCCTCTTATAATCCGCGTCACTTTCTCATTGATATCAGAATTGCCAAATTGCATAACAGGATGGTGCACAAACAAATCAGTTTGATCATTCTTCCCGCCTTTCTGTGTACGGTTCTGGGAGTGGCATCCATGCAATGACATCATGCTTAATCTCATGTGGTGCATTGTAAGCATCTTCCATTACCCATGCCATTTTATATATGCCTTCCCACGTGCGGATTTCTCTATATTTTGCCAACACGTAATGCACGTTCCACGCATATATCAGCACTTGTTCTGGTTTCTCTGGCAACCTCTCACTGCATGGTATCCATCGCTGTTCTGGCTGTGTGCTCGGAGTATCCAGTGACAGCATCAAATCCCCGATAATACCGATTGCCTCATCGGGCAGTCCTTTTACGTTGTATGCCTTGCTCAACTCCGCATAGATGCGGTCTGTGTCGGGCTGTGCGGACGGCAACTTCTTTATTCCGCTGATCACGTGCTTGATTGCGTCTCGCTCTCTTTGTCCACCACGTCCAGAGTTATATGTTTCAATCCATTCTTCAGCTTCATCAATCGCCGCCTTACGGCTGATGGTATCTGTGCAAGTTTCCCCCATTTTTACCCCAAACTTGTCACTTTTCCCCTGTTCTGGAGGTGTGTTTTGTTCATGTTCTGGCTGTGCGGATGGCAACGCCTTGATGCCGTCAAACAATGACGTAACCATGCCGTTCCATTCGTTTTTCAGCCAATCCAGCACTGCCTGTCTGCTTATCGTATCCTCACACGATTCAGGTTCGCCACGAAGTGCGACTACAAGTGTATAAAGTCGATTAATTCCGATTTTTTCAGCGAGATAGTAAACATCTGCTCTTGGATCGTCCTCACACGGCTGTGGCTGTGCGACTTCCTCCGCCTTTGTATCAATAATTATCCCCATCTCGTTATATGTGATAGTAATTAAAACCTTTCTTTGTTTATTCATTTTCTTTCACCTCAATTCCCCGCTCATCAGTTCCGGGATTAAGGCATCTCGAAACTCTGCAAGATATCGGTTTTCCTCGGTGTTCAGATACATAATCATCTGCTTCCAGTGGCTCAAGAAGTCGAGCACCAGCGGGTGCACCCCCTCTTTTGTGCTGATTTTAATCATGATTCCGTCATCCGCGCCGAAAGAAATAAATTTCTCTTTTTCTGCCTTCTGCCCAACAATTCTAAAAGATGTTGACAAGTCGGGACGATCGGCATCCATACAGTCATAACCAAGCCGCTTAGCTGCTGTTTTATTCATCCTGATCTGGATAGCATTTTTTTGCGCTATAATCCGGTTATAGTCTGCGGCGATATCCTCGAATGCTCTGTGCTTCATCTCGATCTTCAGATCAAAGTATCGTTTCGGGGTCAGGTTCCAGTCATTGCACTTTATATCTTCAGGCAACACCCATTTACATATGTTTTCCTTGTCCTGCTGGTTGTCAATCAGGCTTAAGCACTCCTGCATAACCTCCAATGGAATGACCATCACTGTTTTGTGATATGTCCTGCCTGTATGGGAATTTCCGCCGAACTG